GACCTCGCCAGCGGTACCGGTACCGCTTTCGACGGCTCGAGCGCGCTCACGGTCGCTGCTGACCTCGTCTCCGGCACCGGTACCGCTGGGGATGCCTCGAGTACGCTGGCCACCGCTGCCGACCTCGTCTCCGGTACCGGTACCGCTGGCGACGGCTCGAGTGCGCTCACGGTCGCGGCCGTCCAGCCCGCCAGCGCTGGCGGCGCGCTGGACGGCTGGAGCGCGCTCACCGTCAACGCCGACCTCACCTCCGGGACTGGGGTCGCCCCGGACGCCACGGTCTCCACCTCGTCCTCTGTCTCCGCTCCGGCCGACCTCGTCTCCGGTACCGGTACCGCCCTGGATGCCTCGAGCGCGCTGGTCACCGCTGCCGACCTCGTCTCCGGTACTGGTTCCGCCCCGGACGGCTTGAGCGCGCTCACCGTCGCCGCAGACCAGCCCTCCGGCGTTGGCTCCGCCCCGGACGCCACCGTCACGGTAGGGGTCACGCCACCCACGGCAGTGGCCGGCGGTACCGGCATCGCCCCGGACGCCCTGGTCGCCCTGGTCGTGTTCGCGGGATGGTCCGGAGGTACGGCCATCGGCTCCGATGGGGCTGTTCTACTAGTGGGCCGCATCGGCATCCTGACCAGCGCTACCGTCGCCGCAGGGATGTTCAGCGCCACCGCCGGCACGTCCGAGGCCAGCGCCACGTCCGGCGCGGCTGCTACGTCCACTGACCGACCCCGGGCTGCGCTCGTTGGCTCGCAGTCTGGCGGGGTGGCTACGTCGGTGGTCGGCCCGTGAACTCGCTACCAGCGAGGACGTCAAACCGGCGCGCGTACACCGTAGTCTGTCCATAAGGGATGGTGATCCGGTGACGTACTACGTGGGGCAACTCGTAAGCGTGGCGACCGTCGTCACGGACGCTACCGGCACGCCCACGGACGCCACCGTCGTTGCCACCGTTACCGACCCGGCCGGCGTCGTGACCACGCCGGCCGTGACGCACGGGACCACCGGTAACTACTCCGTCGCCGTACCGGTCACCCTGGCCGGCGACTACGCGTACACGTTCGCCGCTTCCGGCACCGTGACGGCCGTCGACTCGGGCCAGTTCCACGTTGAGGTCACCGGGCTCCGCATCGTCGGATTGGCGGAGGTCAAGAAACACGCCAACATCACCACCACCACCGACGATGGCGAGATCAACGACTTCATCGCCACCGCGCAGGAGGTCATCGAGTTCATCGTGGGCCCCGTCGTCGGGACGACCTACATCGAACTGTTCCCCGGGCGCGTGGGTCGGATTGTCCTGCTCCACGCGCCGGTACGCTCCGTCGTCTCGATTCAGGAGCGCTTCGGTAGCACCGTGCTCCGCACGCTGGCCACCACTGAGTATTACCTGGACATCAATACCGGCGTGATCGACCGGACGCAGACCACCGGGCTCCCGTTCTACTTCGGTGGGGACAATGTCCTGGTGACGTACGTGGGCGGCCGGGTCGTCACGCCCAACATCCGTCAGGCAGCCAAGGAGCTGGCCGTCCACCTATACCGGCGCTCCCAGGTGCTCCGTGGTGGCCGGCGGCCGTCCAGCACGGATAACGACCCCTCAACGGTGATCATGGGATACGCGATCCCGAACGCTGTGATCGAGATGTTGGGGCCCAACAAGCGCGCACCGGTGGTGATCTAGATGCCCGCGATCACCACGACTGTCCCCGCGGTCCTCAACGCCCTGGTGGCGCTGGCGTCGTCCGTCATGCCGACCTCAGTCGCGGTCCACGATGGGCCGCCCACGGAGCCGATCGCACCCGAGTACCTCTCTATCGGGTTCAGCGCTGACGACGAGGTATCGGCGGTCAGCGGGAGCCTGCGGGACGAAGGCAACCACATATCCAGCGAGTCCTACAACGTGCGCTGTCAGCTCTCCGTCATGACCGGCGACATGACGGTCGGGGCCGTCATCGTCCAGCGCGCTCGGATCGCATCACTCTTCGCGTTGTACGTCGCCGCACTGCGCGCCGACCCGCAGCTCCTGGGGGCGCTGGTCGCCGGTGGCCGGGCGGACCTCGGACAGTACGCCTGGACGTACGGTCCGACCAGTGGCGGGACGGTGGCCACGATTGATTTTGACGTCACGGTCATGGCCGGGTTCCTGGGTGCGACATGAGCCGTGTCGACCTGCACCGTGCTGAGATCCGAGCCATTGCCGGTGATCGCTACGTGTTCGCTGCGCTTCGTCGCGAGGGCCGCAAGGTACAGGCGAACGCGCAAGCGCGCGCCCCGATCGGTTTCGGCAGTCACGGCAAGCCGGCAGGATACCTTCGGTCGCGCATCGTCATGCAGACCGTAAAGAAATCGACGTACCCGTACGTTCGCGTGGCCACGCTCGATGTGGAGCCGTGGCGCGGCCACCGGGGCGGATGGCCGAATGGCCGCGAGCAGAACAACCGCACACACTATCTGGGCTGAGGAGGGAACGACCATGACAGCACCTGTACCAACGGGTGATCCGGAGCTTGACGCTTACAACGCTGCGCAATTCGCGGAGTGGGGTCGGTACGTCGCGCTGGGGGACATCACCTGGAAGGGAGGGCTCGCCGCAACGCTGGGCCATGCCGTCCCCGTCTCCGTCGCGGAGGCTCGAGGCTGGGTCGACCTGGGCCTAGTCGCTGATCGCAACACAAAGGAAGGCCGCGATGCGCTCCGCGCGGCCGGTCATGAACTTCCGCCGGAAGAGCCAGCGAAAAAGGCACCGGCTAAGAGCAAAGAGCAGGATGCCTGATGCCCTCCATCGCCACCCCCACGATCCTCACCGATCCGGGTTACCTCTTCCGCGCGATCCTCGGGACCGCCGAACCGACGTACGCCGTCACCGCATCCAAGTTCACCGACGTATGGGCCGCCGCGTGGGTACCGGTGGGCGCCACGCTGGACGGTACGGATTTCAACTACGACATCAAGGTCGAGCCGATCCGCGCGGCTGAGTTGCTTGACCCGCTTGCGTGGAAGACTACCGACCGCACCGGCATGGTCGGGTTCAACATGCTCGACTGGACGTTGACGAAGTTCTCATGGGCGCTCAACGGCGGTACGCAATCCATCGTCTCCGGTACGACCACGACCCAGATCAATGCGCTGGTCCCGCCTGTCCTCGGCGCAGAGACCCGTTGCATGTTGGGCTGGGAGTCCCTGGACGGGACTGTCCGGTTCATCTGGTACCAGGGCATTAGCTCCGGCACGGTCAAGAGTGCGTTCAAGCGGGCGCCGGCCGTCACCGCGATTACCACGATGTTCAACCTGGAGATCCCGTCTGGCGGGCAGCCGTTCCGCGCGCTGACAGCAGGTACCGCACGTGTCTAGTCTCGGTGACCTCGGCAAGCCTCGCGTATCGGCTGGACTCACGTTCGGTTGGTTCGGTGCGACCATCCGTGTCTCGGATGCCGCGAGTGATCTCGTCTTCCTGGACTTCATCGCCAGTTCCAGTGGCGTGAGCTTCGATCCCGACAACCTGACGCCGGGACAGGTTGCGTCCGCAAGTACCGCGATCATGGACTACCTGCGGAGTCAGGTCCACGCGGACGACTGGGCTGAGTTCTGGCGTCTCGCCAAGGACAACGGTCAGACCATCGAGGACCTGATGACCGTGGCGCGCTCCATCACGGAAGCGGTCTCGCGTTTCCCTACTGGGCGGCCCACCGCCTCACTGAGTGGGCCGCCCAGCACGCCGGAGAGGTCCGAGGACGTCTCATACTCTCCGGTCAGTCCGCTGGGCATCATCGACCCCAAGGTGGATCGGGCGTTCTCGCTCCTGAAGGGACGACCGGACCTCAAGAGTGTGGTCTGGGATGCGCAAGCAGCGCGGGAGGGATAGGGATCGCGGAACTCTGCGCCGTCGCCTACGTGATGCTGCTCGAGCGCGTGGACATGTTCTCCGTCGCAGCATGGCAGGCAGCGCTCATCGCACACGCGAGCGGCGCCGAGGTCGAGATACCCGACCCCGATGGCGCTCGAGACGACTTCATCGAAGCACTTGCGAAACCACCGATGGCGCTGACCAACTCTGACCAATGGGTGCTGCGTACGGCACTCGGGTTACCGACGTGAGGGAGGGATCGTAGATGCCTGGTGGCAGTCTCGCGGACTACTTCGTCACGGTGAAACCCGACCTTGACAAGTTCGGTCCCGAACTCAAGGCCAAGCTACTGGCAACCGACAACAGCACCGGCACTGACAGCAACGTCGTCGGGAAGACCATCGGTCGAGAGATCGCTAAGGGTGCGTCCACCGCCACCAGTGATGGGTTGAAGGCCGCCTTGCCGGCGGCTATCACCACGGCGGGGGGCGCGTCCGCCGGAGCTGCGCAGGGCGCCGGTATCACTATCGCCGGCACTATGACCGCCGCACTCGTGGTCGGTATTGTCGCCGCTGTCCCGGTCATCGCCGCGGCGACTAGCGTCGCGTTGGTGGGTGGCATGGGATTGAGCTTCATCGGGCTCGGTGCGTTCATCCTCGCCAAGACCTCGCCGCACGTGCAGGATGCCGCGAAGCGCCTCATGGAGATCGCCAAAGAGGAGTTCCACGCTGCTGCCCAGCCCATGATGCAGCCGATGGTTGATGCAATCAAACTGACCTGGACGACGCTACGCACTCAACTGGCGCCTCAGTTTCGGTCAGCGTTCTCCATCATGGCGAGTGCTGTCGTCCCATTGACCGCTGGGCTCCTAGGATTCCTCACCTCCGCTATGCCCGGGTTCCTCTCAGCGATGCGCACCGCGAATGGCGTCGTGGTCGCCCTCGCTCAAGCCATGCCACGTATGGGTACCGCGTTGGGCGACTTCTTCGTGATGATCGGACACAACGCGCCGCTCCTAGATCGTCTCACTGGCGTACTCGTGACATGGATCAACAACTCGTTCAAGGTACTTGGGCCGCTGGTCTACGGGCTCACGGTCATCTTCGGTGACCTCGTGAACACGTGGCGCGCGTTTCAGATCCTGCTTGAGAACAGCGCGAAGACTGTCGGAGGGTGGATCGGATCCGCCCAAGGACTCGCAGCCGCATGGCACCCACTGGGTGAGGCCATCAAGACGGCGTGGCACGCGATGGAGAACTTCGCCACCGCGAGTAGCCGGAAAGACATCCTCACCACAGGGCGAACGCTCGCTGACGCACTGCTCGCCCTGTGGAACCAGCTCATGACGTTCCTCATCGAGGCTTGGAAACGTCTCTGGAAAGAGATCGTGAAGTGGTGGGATCACACGGGCTCACCCATGCTCAAGGCTGCCCTCGCTGCTGGTCTTGACATGCTCATCGCCGTGGTCCTCGCGAAGATGGACCAACTCGGCGCAAGCATGGTCAAGAAGACCAACAAGGCGATAAATGGGATCGTGTCGGACTTCCTGGACCTGCCTGCGCAGGTGTACGTCATCCTGGACGCTTTCGTCGTCAACACCGCCGCCAGGGCATCCGCGTTGGTCGCTGGCATCATCCGATGGCTGCGCACCCTGCCCGGCGCGGCTGTCGCTGTCATCTCGGGCGTCGGCCCCGGCATCCTCAACGTCCTCAGCAACGCCGCTAACGGTGCCGTGGTCACCGTGCTCAACCTGGTCGCCCGAGTGGTAGGCGTGTTCGCGCGGCTCGCCGGACAGGTGGCCAGCGCACTCGGGAACGTGCCTAGTGCGGTCATCGGGGCGTTGGCCGGAGCCGGTAGTTGGCTCTACAACGCCGGCCAGTCCGTGATCTCTGGCATGATCAATGGCATTCGGAACGCCGCAAGCGGGCTCGCAGACGCTGCCGCCAACGCCGCGCGTTCCGCGCTGAACGCCGCGAAGGCCGCTATCGGGATCCAAAGCCCATCTAAGGCGTTCCGTGACCAGGTGGGCCGTCCAGCCATTGAGGGCCTGGTCGCCGGTGTTCACGCCGCTATGCCCAACGCCCGCTCCGCCGTGCGGGACAGCGTCGCCAGCCTGGTACCCGCCGCTCGAGCAGGGCTGTCCGGCGCCGGCTCAGCGGGTACGGACGCCAGTGACCTCCTGGACGTGCTCACGGACATCCGTGAGCTGATCGCCAGCCTGCCCAGTGGCGTAGCCGGAGCGCTCACCGGTGGCGTGCGCTCCGCGAGCCAGCTTGCCAGGGCCCGCTGACATGGGAGGTGAGTAAGATCGCCACGCTCACGCTCACCGCGCTGTGGGTCAACCTCGTCTCCACCGGCGCCGCCGTGTCTGCGTACAGCGACCCGGGGCGCTCCCGCGTCCACGACATCGCTGGCGACGTCCGCACGTACGCCGGCGGCCGCCAGCGCTCAGCCAGCCAGACCGGTGAGCGCACCGTGTTCTCATTCCAACTGCTCGGCGTCACCGCCGCCACGTGCGACACGCTGAGGCTGTGGGTAGGCCAGACCGTCCAGGTACGCGACCACCGCGGCCAACGATTCTTCGGCGTGTATTACTCCGTCGACATGGGCGCCGGGCGCCGGGACAAGGTGGGCGTGTACGACCCGGCTATCACGCTTAAGGGCGTCACGTACACGGAAGCGGTCTAGTCGGTGCAGAACGTCCTGGACGGGCCGCGTGCAGCGCTCACCGTCGCGCAGGTGCAGTACCTCATCCGCGACTCGCCGGCCGTCACCGTGTCCGCCGGCCTGGAACTCCTAGACGCCAACCTTAACGTCACCGCCGACATCTCGGACAGCCTAGTTGGCGGGACGGTGTCCCGCGCGTCCTACGCCGTCCTGCACGGGACCGCATCGCTTGAGCTGTCCACCGCGCTCGACTGGGGCCAAGCCATCGTCCGGCCGTTCTACGTGATGACCGATGGCGCGCTGTCCGCCCGCTTCAACCTCGGCGCGTACTACACGTCGGTACCGACGCGCGACGCTGGGCTGGCCACGCCCACCTACACCGTGAGCGGTTTCGATATCCTGCACAACCTCAACACGCCTGTAGGCGAGGCGTACTCCGTCGATACCGGCTCAACCTACCTGTCCGCTGTCGCGAGCATCCTCACCGCGCGCGGGTCGGTGTACGTGACGGACCAGACAGCATCCGCGAGCGTGCTCCCGTCCCCCAAGGTGTGGCCGTTCGACGACAAGACGACATGGCTCGCGATCGTGAACGACCTCCTGGCCGCCATCGGGTACCGAGGCATCTTCTCCGACTGGAACGGCGTGCTCCACTGCGAGCCCTACCGACCACCCAACCAGCGCGCACCGGAGTGGTTGTACGACATCGGTCCGCTCACGTCCATGCTGTCCGTCTCTCGCGTCGTCACAGAGGACTACTTCGACGCACCGAACCGGTGGGTCTACTACCGCTCCAACAACGTCGACAGCACGGCGCCGGTCGAGGGTAATGGCATCTACACCTACGTCAACGCCAGCACCGGACCGACGTCCATCCTCGCCCGCAACGGCCGGGTCATCACTGCCGTACGCCCGGTAGACGTGGCCGACCAGGCATCGTTGGTGAGCCTGGCGACGGCAGGGATTGACGCAGACCTCCGGCTCATCCGGCACGTCTCGCTGACCACGTTCCCCAACCCGCTGCACTGGCACTTTGACCGGGTCTACGTCACGGATGCGAGTCTCACCGGCACCTACTCCGATGTGCTGGTCACCAACTGGTCGCTGCCGCTGGACGGTAGCGACATGTCACAGGAATGGACCATCCTGTGACGACCTTTGATATCGACCTCGCGAACCTAGTCCGACAACAGGTCGAGGCAAACGAGCAGGTCGACCGGGCCGCCGGCACGGTGTCCACCTTCACTCCCGGTACTGCACGTGCGATGGCCCAGTTCGACGGGTCGTCGCTCGCAGTACCGGTCAAGGTCATGGGTAACGTGCGGATCCGGGCCGGTGACCGGGTCGGGTTGATCCGCGTCGGCAGTGATTGGGTCATCTTCGGCACGCTGAACGTGGCCCGGTTGATCGAGGGCTACGCCTTCACCCGGGCCGGTACGCTGGCCACGGCGGTCGGAGCCACGGAAGTGGCCCTCACCGCGTGGGAGGGCGTCACCATACCCACGTACCGCAACGGCAGGCTGTATTCCTTTGAGGGCCACGGTTTCGTGTACGACACTGGCTCATCGGGAAACGGGTCGCTGCAAACGGTCCTGTTCCGGGAGCAACTCAACAACAGTGGTTCCACCTTGCTTGCCTCCGTACCCGTGGTATCCCTAGGGGGTAGCATCGTCGTGCAGTGGTCGCATACCAGTTACGCGAAGAATACGAGCGGACTGGACGTCGCCGTTGCCAACGGACCGGGGTTGAGCATCACGAAGACACTCGGCGTGGGATCATCTTCGCTATACGCAGACTCCGCATACCCCACCGAGCTAATCGTTACCGACATCGGCTCCCTTGACGACCCGGCGCTAGCAAACCTCGTTGCGCGCGCAACACCGATGTAGGGAGAGACGGTCATGGTCACTCGATACGCGCTCTATACCCCGGTCGCCGGTACGACGTCGTTCGTGCTCGCAGACGCTTTCGCCACCCAGGCCGCTGCCGTCGCTGCCAACCTGGACGCGAAAGGTGTCGTGATCACGGTGGACGTGATCGACGACCAGCGGGCGCGTGTCGACGACGGCGTCACGATCGCGGTCAAGTCTGCAGACCTCCCACCAGGCATGGCGCAATTCCCGGACGGGACACTGCAGGCTACCTGCGGACGTGCGGCCGGCCACGGCGGTAAGCACCGGGGACCGGTCTCAGTCATCGCCACCGGGGCGGCCGTCGGTGCCATCTATCAGTGGACGTAGGGGAGACTGACGCATGGCCACGATCACCACCACCACCGCGAGCCCTGTCCTGCAATACCCGGCGTCAACGTTCATCGACCGCAACCCCAGCGATGGGTCGCTGTGGGCCATGGTCCGCAACAGCGCTGGCAACTTCGAGTTGTGGCGTTCCCCCGACGCAACCACCTGGTCCCTCATCGGCTCCGCGCTGGTGCGCGCCAACATGCAGGAGTGGGGGGGTATCTACATCTGGTTCGATCAGCTCTTCTGGTGCTACCGCGTCAATGAGGGCGGATTCGATGAGATCTACTCGCGGACGGCGTTGCTGACACCCACGTCGGTCACGTGGGACGCGGAGTGCGCTGTCCTCGGGCTCGGCAACAGTGGTACAGCCGGGTCGGTCTTCACTGGCATCGACTGCATCGCCGCGCCGACGTCCTGGGGCTTCACGTATATCGCTGTCGCCGGAGGGCTGAACGTCAACGGCTCCCTGGGTGTGGCCATCGGCGGGGCGACCATGGACCAGGGGACGCGGGTCTCTACCCACAACGACAGCATCATCACCGGGGGGCCGACCGGCGGAGGCTTCGGCGGCAACGTCTGGCTCCCCAAGGTGGGCACTGGGCGGCAGACACCATCGATCGGGTTCCAGCACGACAACACCGACGGCAAGACCGCGAACACCCCCCACCTGTGGGTGTCGTTCGGTCGCACCGAGGCCTACACGCTGAAACTGACCTGGACACCGGGGCTGTGGTCCGGCCCGTCCACCCCCTCCACCGACTACACCGGGCTCACGGCACAGAACAGCATCACCGGACGGTGGGACGGGACGAGGTGGGTACGCGCCGTCCCCGACCCGGCGTCGACGTCAAAGGTCCGGATGCTGCAGCTCAACGCCTCGAACACCTCGCTCACGTCGGTGCTGACCCCGACCCATCCGACCGGGGTCGTCCGGAATTGTTCGATCATCGCGGACGCCGGCAACGGTAACCCGCGAGTCCTCGCCGTGGGCACCAGTACGACCGTCCTGTACTCCATCGACTACAACAGGGCGAACAGCACGTGGGGCGCCTGGACGGCCGTACTCGCTACCGCGGTCATGGGCACCAATGGTGACAACTGGGCCACTCGTCGGGACAGTTACGGTAACCGGCGCGTCGACTCGATCACCGCGCAGTCTGGCGCGCCGAACACGATCATCCATACGCCGTCCGTCCTGCCGTACGCACCGAACACGCCGGTATGGACGACAGCGGGACTGGCGTACATGGATGGTGGCGCGGCTGACGTCGCCATCGCGCTCGTGCTCGACTGGGTCTTCTCTGACGCCGACCCGCTCGACACGCAGAGCGCGTACGCGGTCAGTCGGCAGGTCGGTGCCGGAGCGCTGGCGTACTGGCGAGCCAGTGACTCGACCTGGCAACCGGCGGAGGTGCAGAACACGAGCGGGACCACCGCGCTCACGCTCGCCGCGAGCTGGGCCGCCGGCACGGATGCCAACTACGTGTTCAAGGTCAAGTATTGGGACTCGACCAGCGTGGCATCCAGCTACTCCGGCGCGCTGACGATCATCCCGTCCGTGGTGGTCAACCCGGCTGTCACGGCGCCCACCGCCGCACAGGTGCTCGGTGTCGGCACGCTGATCGTGACCTGGACGGCCACGGAGCAGACCGCGTACCGGATCACGCTGGCCACCAACCCGGGAGGGGTGAGCGCGTACGACTCTGGCTGGGTCACCAGCACCGTACGTACGCTCACGGTGCCGAACATCCTGGCCAACGGCACCGGGTGGACGGTGACGCTCCAGACGCGCAACAACGAGGGCCTGGCTAGCGCCGTCCAGTCGGTCAACTTCACGGTCGTCTACACACCGCCGGCCACGCCTACCTTGGTCAACACAGCCGTCCCCGCGTCCGGCTGGGTCTCCGTCGCCGTCACCAACCCGACCCCGACCGGTGGGCAGCCCGCCGTGACCACGCAGGAGCTGTACCGGCGGGTAGTGGGCGATGGCACCAACGGCATCCGACTGGTGACCGGGCTCGCGTCCGGCGCCACGTACCAGGACTGGAAGGCCGTCTCCGGCGTGGCGTACGAGTACCGCGTCCAGGTGTTCGGGGCCAACAGTGCCGCTGCGTACAGCGCCTGGACAGCCTGACCAGCGCGAACGGCGGTAGACTGTCCACAAGGGACAGTCGGGGGTGGTGTCATGTCCGGCGAGACGGAGAAAGACATTAGCGGGTGGACAACGGACACCCTGCACCTGTTCATACAGCATCAGATTAACGATCTTCGTACTATGCTCAACGAGCGGTACGTTACGCAGACGAAAGCGATTGCCTCCGAGTTCGCCAGTCAGCGAGTCGCTATGCAGACAAACCTGGTCGCTGCGGAACGCGCCGTCGCTACTGCGTTACTCAATGTAGAGAAGGCCGTCGGGAAAGCCGAGATCGCTGCCGATAAACGGTTCGACTCCATGAACGAGTTCCGAGAGCAACTCAACAACCAGGCCGGGACGTTCGTCACGCGCACCGAGTCTGACGCCGCGATCAATCGCAACACGGAGCGGATACAGGCCCTGGAGGGCGCCGTAAAGAGCCTCGCTACCCGGAGCGAGGTGCAGGTCATCACCGACCGGTACACCGAGCGATTCCAAGACCTCGCGGACCGCGTCACGAAGACAGAGGGGGCGACCATGGGTATGCGGCAAGGATGGACAGTCCTCGTCGCAGTGGCCACACTGGCGACCGGGATATACCTTGCGTTCCATCACTGAGAGAGGCAACTACCCGTGAACCTTTTCCGGACCTACGGACGCGCGATCGTCGCCGTCGGCACGTTCCTCGTGGCGTGGCTGACTGCGTCCCGCACCGACGGGCATATCTCGCCGACGGAGTGGCAGATCTTGATCGTTGCAGGCGCCAACGCCATCCTGGTCTACGTGGCGCCGCACTACGCCGGCGTGAAGTGGATCAAGCCGGCTGTCTCTGTCGTGCTCACCGTGACCGCCTTCCTCGTCGCGCAAGCCGGTACCGGCGGTGTCCATGGCTCGCAGTGGTGGACGCTGACCGTCCTCGTCCTCGGCGCACTCGGCGTGACCGTGGCGCCGTCGCGCTCTGTGGCTGAGGACGTGCCGGTACCCGCTGCTCCAGCTGGTCCCGCCGGCACGTCCACCGGCGCCGGCCGCGCGGCGCCGCCCACGTACGGGCCGGCGGACCGCGTCTAGGGCGCGTGTCGACCCTCCCTTCCCAGCGTGCTCCGGGCTGCGACACCCGTTGAGCCGACGCCGAGAGTGGCATCCAGGGTCGGTACGACGGAGCACCCCCCACTGTCCGCCGCAGTGGGGGGTGCTCCGTCCTTGCGGAGGTACTCACCCCCACCTTTGCGCAGTGCGTACGACGTTCGTACCGAGTCTCACCCCTACACCGGCGCAGGGCATCACCCCTATGTCAGCGCCGGACACTATGTAATACCTGGGGACAACGGCGCCATAGCGGTCACCTCTTCGGATACTGCTCTCGCCACGCCGCACGGAGGACGCGGTACTCCCGCCGACGTCGGTAGGCCATGCGAAGCGCGCTGGGTACGTTCCAGATGCACGCGAAGGACAGCGCCAGGAGTGCCAGCAACGCGACGACACTCGCCGCGTTGCTCCGCATCGGGTCATTGAACAGGTGCCACCACCAGCCGTGCCTCATGACGTCCCCTCTCGATCATCTATACCTAATATGAACTCAAACACAGAGCACCTATCCCTAAACGGACAGGGTGCTGATTGCGATCATGGCTTGACCTGCGGATGTCCATCTCGTCCCGGTATCACGGGACGTCCTCCACGACGAGGCGCAGCACGAACCGCCGCCCGGGCGGCGCTGGGTGGTCGGCGTGCCGTGCCTCGAGCATGACCCGAGCCTCGGCATCCCACGGCCGCGCCACAAGGACCATCTTGAGGTGAAACTGATCATCACCCCACGCCTCCATGTCGGTGTACCCGCACATGAACGTCTCCAGCGCGGTCAGCGCGACTGTGGTCACGTCGTCAGCGTCGAGCATCCGTCTCGCCATGGCGCGCACCATAACCCGAGAAGGTACGCGCCGGCTAGTAACTCGCAGGGCTGGTAACCTCGGCGTAGACCTGCGGAGGTCAAGACGAACGACCCCCTGGTCGGGGAGTGGACCAGGGGGTCGTTCGCTGTTTGCGATCAGTGGTGATGCGTGATGGTCACGACCGTGACGCACGTCCCGGCGCTGGCGACCAGGGCGCCAAGGATGAGCAGGAAGACACCGCCGCCCACCACCGCAGCACCGTGATGCGCCACCGCGCGATACACCTCGTACCCGGCAAGGCCCACCAGGGCCAGCATGACGACAGCGAACGTGACCCCGAAACCGAGCAGGAACGCTCGCACCTTGCGGTCGCGGGCCCGGATCAAGTCCTGGCGGTACGCCCACCGCGCGTACCGCTCCTCATATTGCTCCGCGCGTACCCGCCGCCATTGGGCACTGCGCCATTCCGCGAGGTACGCCGCGTCCCGCAGGACGACCTCGCCCCGCAGGACCACGCCGCCCGGCGCCCACTCCTGACGCGCCCGCTGCTCGACCGTCACAGCACCCCCAACCCGTGAAGACCAACCCAGCCGAGGGCAGCGACGCCGGCCACGATGGTGAGCCCGGCCATGGCCCAGTTCCGCGCGTGCCTCGACTGCTGATGGAAGCGCTGGCGCGCACGCTGCGCCGCCAGCGTCACGCTCAGCGCGTACCAACCAGCCGGAGCGCCGACCAGGAACCCGGCACCCATCCCAATGAGCATCATTGCCACGATCGACTCCCAGCCCGATGACGGGCGACCGGTGAGGCCGGAAGGGATGCATCCCGTAGCCGACGCTGTCGGCGCGCTGTGTAGATCGGGACCCGCCGCGGGTTGGCGAGGTTCCACTGATAGTTCAGCCGTGGCTGGCGGAGCACGATGCGCCACACCTCAGCCCACCACAGGTGCGGCGTCGACACCCGACGCCACTGCTTGATCACACGGCCCCGCACGATCAGGTCCCCCCATGGCTGCGTCTTGCGATGCTGCTCCCACCGCGCGCCCGGACGCTGCCGGGTCTTGCCGATGTAGTCGTTACGGTGCAGGCGCCCCGTACGGTGGTCAGCCACGTCGAGCGCGTAGATGGTCCCGGGCCGACGCGACAGCCACGTCCAGCCCACCAACGCAGCCAGTGGGACCAGCATCACGACCCACCACAACAGTCCCGTCATGATGTCCCCCTCTCCTGTTAGTCCGCACCGTTGCCACTGCGACCAGTGAGGCTGCGGTAGTAGTCCTGCGACACCTTGATGGCTCGCGCGACACGAGCACGCTCCTCCGGCGACACCCACGCGCCGCGGTACTTCACGATGGGACCAGCGGGCAGTGTCGTCCACATGACCCCAGCCGTTGCGACACCGGGCGCGAGTTGGTGCGCCGGGAAGCGGGCCGGGTCAAACCCAAGCGACCGAACGACATCGTCCGACCCGACCCGGCCGCACGCGACATAGCCGAACAAGTCGCGGGCCGCGCCGAGCACCTCCTTCTGCGACAGTTGCGACAGGGCGATGACTGTCGCACCCGCACTGCGACACTGCGACAGGTAGACCGGAAGCGCTTTGCTGAGTGCGACACGACGGCCGTTGACGTTGATCTGGGTCTTACCGTCGCTGAGAAGTGTCGCTGTCACCAACTCGTCGATGATCATGATGTCGAGCGGGTCGCCCCGAGTGAATGGCGACTCGAGCAGGTCACGCGCGGCCAGTAGTCCCTGCTGCACGTGCAGCGCACCGAGGGCGAGTTCCATGAACCGGGGCCACTTGCTCGGGTCGGACTCGTACAGGTACGCCACGTCGCGCAGGAGGTGGAACTCCTGGCCGCCCTTCGGGTCGAACACCCGCAGTCGGAAGGGGATCCCTGCCTCGAGCAGGCCCTGCAGCACGCGCCATGCCTCGCTGGACTTCCCGGCACCCTGGCCGCCCACGAGCAGGGTAGGGAGACGGAGGTCTTTCTCGATCGGGTCGCCGTATGCGTCCAGGCCGACCACCACATGCAGCGGTTTCGTGGCCTTTGGCAGCATCTCGGGCACCACGACACGCCGGAAGGCATCCGCGTATATGAGGTCCATCACGATGTGGGTCTCCACCGTGGAACGGGCGAGGCGCCGAGAGGTCGAGGGGGTGGAGGAGAGCGCCATGTCCCGCGCACCGAATGCCGTAGTGAGCCTCCCGGCAGCGATGGTGAGCTGGTCAAGACCTGCGCCGACCGGTGAGCCGTCGAGCACGACGCGGACCCCGACGGCCGTGGGCGAGAGGCGTACCAGACGCGGGACGCGCTTGCGATCAGCGTGGCCCGGCTGCGCCTTGGCCAGCCCGGCGTCTGTCATCGCCGTTACCCAGCGTCGCCGTACGCGTCGTCTGCGTCGTCGGTAGGCGTTGGCTCCTGCTAGGCTCGGCACAAGCTGGCGCCGTGCCGCGGGAGTGAACGCGATCGCCGCCGCCCCGACGCCCGTCACGCTGAGTACCGCTCGCCAGTCCCCGTACGGCGACAGCAGGCAGGCCCCGACGCACAGCGCGGCCGTGGTTGGCCTGGTCGCCACCAGGATGAGGACCCGCAACGCGAGGGCCGCGAGGTACTGCACGGTCCGCCGTGCCAAGAGCAGGCCGCCGTCCCGGAGGCTGATAGCGCGGCGTGAGGCGCTGGGGGTGAGGGCTGGTACTGTGGCCGTTTCGTCCAGGGCTGTCGTCATTTGGTGCTCTTACTCCCATTTCGTATCGCGATGAGCTGTGCGCCGATGTACTCGCAAAACAGGTCGAGGATCATGGCGTTCCCTCTCTCGTGCTTGTCGCGCGCCGCCGCTGGTACCGCTCAATCGTCTTCTTGCTGACTCCCAGCACCAGGGCCACGCTGGCGCAACTCTCGCCCGCCGCAAGCCGGCGCCGAGCCTCTGCCTGGTCCCACTTACCAGGCTTGTCGGCGGGCTCAGTGCGCGCCCGGGGGAGACGCTCTGCAGCCCGCACGATGTCCTCGGCATCACGCACGATGGCAGCCTGCACGTCGGCACCCGAGCGAGGGGGACGGGGCGCAGCGGGCCTGGTGGCCGCCCGGCGAGGGGTACTCGGGACCGCTTTTGCCAGCCTGTCCAGCGTCCGTAGCGTGACGATCGTCAGGTGAGAGGTCAGCGCGAGCATGGCCGGCCACGCCGCTGCCCCGATCCGACCCTGGACATCCAGGTGCATGTGATCCGCGTGCGACAGGTTGCCGGCGATCGAGGCGCCGCACGACACCGCGAACACCAACCAGGCATACGCCCGCTGTCGCCACCCAGCGTGTCGCAGCAGGAATGTCGCCGCGATCGCGACCACCGTCAGGCCATCGATGCCCAGCGGGACAAGGACAGACAGGTATCCCACCTTCGCGACATCCTGGCCGTACCCGTCATTGCCCTGGAACGACAGCGCGAACGTCATGAACGCGACAAGGACTGTCGCACCCAGGAGCACGTACAGCGCCACCTGTCGTGTCCCACGGTCGCTGTCGCCCGTCGCTGTCGCTGTCATGTGTCCCTCTCCCCTACGATGTGTGTCGCACATGGGTAAGCGACGTCCGGGACTCTCAAGCGTTCACCAAACGTCGCTTACTAGCTCCCACGGTAGACCCTAGTAGGTCTACGTCGCAACCCGTGAGACACAGAGACACCCGGTAGCGGTCGCTACCGGGTGTCTCTGTCGCGCTGAGGTGTCGCTACGCCTGTGGGGTCGAGGGCTGGTCCGCGTTCTTCGCGTCCACTGCGATGGACTCGAGGGCACCCTCGATCGCGACGCCCGCCTCCTTGACCGTGGCGCTGGTCCACTCACGGTAGATGCGGACCGCCTTCGTCCACATCCACGCGTCGCCGTCGGTGGCCAGCGCTTCGTGCACCGCCTCCCGTGCTGTCGCGAGGTCAGCGTCACGTACCGGCCTGTCGAGCATGGCGAGCAACCGACGCGCATCAGCGCGCTCAATCTCGTCCTCCGACTGCGCCGCCTTCTGCAACTCTGCGATCCTTGCCTTGATGTCTGCAGCCTTCATCGTGTTGTCCTCTCGTTTGGGAATGCTTCGCGTCCTGGTGGACCCTAACCTACGTGCCGACTTTCCCGCTACGTGGCTAGCCGGTCAGTACCCCGGCAGCCCAGTACGTGTACGCCGGTGGGATGGACTGGGCTAGTTCGCGGGTAGTCATCCAATCAATGCCCATGGCGCGCTCCCAGTCAGACTTACTGCCGAACATGACTCCGTCACGGGTAGATGACCCACCGGACTTGCCGGCCACCGTGACGTACCGTCCGTCTCCGACCCTGCCTTGATGTGGTTCGTGGGAGACGGGCGGTACGTGGTGGCTGAACTGGAACAACCGATGACGGAACACGCCGAGGCCGAACATCGTCCCACAGAGCGTGACAGCTCCCTGCATCTCCGGGAATGCCATCATCGTGTTTTCGATGACCCACCGTCCGCCCCACGCCTGAAGTGCTGCCCGTACGGAGCCGATCAAACGAGGATGCCTGTTCCGCGTCCCCGCTTGCGCCGCGCCGCGCGTGTTCGCCTGACACGGTGGCGAGGCGTGAGCGAGCCGAAAGCGGGACATGAACACCGGATCGGACAGTACCTCCAGGGCGTCCGCTTCGATGAACTCGTACGGGTACCGAGGTTGAGGCCGGTTGTCGACCCCGACGACCCTAAGACCCGCGCGGGCATAGCCAGCACCGGCGCCACCGGCGCCGCAAAACAGGTCGAGGATGAACTCATCCATTACCGCGGCGCCGACCGCCATCAGTAACTCACTACGCACGTGCCATACGCACCGCTACCCGTGCCGGAGCGGATGAGCCGAGTGCCTCGGAAGATAGAGCACGTGACCATGGACTGCGGGTCACCGCCGGCCATCGCCGTGAGCGACACCGTTTGGAAGATGCCAGGGACCGCGATCTCGAGGCGCCACGGCAGTGGCTGGTCCTGGTAGTTGTTGGTGCCGCCATCTTTCGAGTACGAGATGAACGACGCCACGCCCGTACCCTCCACGGTGAAGACCAACGACTCCACCGGCTTGACGGTGGGCGACGGCGTGACGGTGCTCGTAGGGTGCGCCGCGGTCGCGCTGCGCGTCCCGTGCCTGGACGACAAAGCCATGCAGCTCCCCCCAATGCACAGGAGAACGACAACCACGAAGAGCATGAACACGACGCCCCAGATCGGGAACGGCCTGGATATATTGATCGGCTTTGCCTGCTCGCTCATAGCGTCTCGTCCTTCTGTGTCGGTGGGGTCAGCGTGTCGCTGACGTGAAGCGCTAGCCGTCGGACGCCGAGCAGCGTCTCCCTGGTGGCCTTCTCCCTCACCATGTCCGGGCCAGGGAACGTGGTGTCGAGAGCGTTCATCGCGAACGTGGCAAGGTTGTTGAGACCCACCGTCAACTCAGCGACAGCCTGCCGGAGCCGGACCACCTCGCGCACCAACACCCGCTCCGTGGTGTCCATCTCCTGCAGTGGAGGCAGGCCGGGGAGCCTATTCGTGTCGGTCACGACATCCTCTTCCGTGATCACTCGATGTACCCGTTGTCCGCGAGCCAGGTCATGCCCTGGTCCGTGGGACGCATCGTGATACAGGTCTCCTCGAGGCTAACCGGCCACGTGCCCACGATCGCGAGCCCCTCACTGGCCAACTCCTGTGCTACCGGCACCTCCGGTGGGGACAGGTCCATGAGTCCGACGTCATACGCGAATATCAACAGGTCACGCGCTGCCGGGTCGAGCTTGATGATCCGATCCGTCTTCATGACTGGCCCGTCCTTTTCATCCATCGTTCCAACCGGGCATCCTCATCCATGCCGCCGTATATCCCAGCAGCGAACAGATGACTTAGGCAGTAGTTCCGAGTACCGCGGTACGGGCCCCACGCTCTCCTCAGATGCTCGGGTGAATCGTAACAACACCGCCGAGGGCACGGAGCGTGGCATAGACGATCGTCACGCTATCGAGCCATCCTGCCCGGCCGCGGGGCTCATCGTGTTGATACCGGATATCATCCCACTCGATCACTTCCAGGTCAGCGCCGACCGGGATAGCCTCCAGCACCTTGACCGCGAACTCACCAGCGAGAGCCTGGCTCGGCGCGTCCTCAAAGAAATGATCGAGAACGCGGGACAGGTCGAGCGGGAAGCCAAACAGGTCACGAGCCAGGTCATACCACGTGTTGAACCAGGGCATGCACGCCACCTCTTGAAAGGTGACGCCACGCTCGAGCAGGAGATCGGTGGTCAGACACCCGTGGAAGCACCCCCGATAACCGCCGGGAGCGGCTGCGTTGAGCGCGACCCAGCTTCCTTGTATTATCCCATCGCGCTCCACATGATCGCGCATCCGAGCAATGGCATCCGCTTTGAGTTGCGGGTTACCGTGGAACGCTACGAGTGTCATCGGGGATACCTCTCTCTATTCACGTCAAGCGCGACAGCACCGGCAGCGGTTAGGAGTCCGTTCACGTCCAGCAACCCGCGCCGGATTAGGGCACTGCGAGTGCGTCCATCACACACTGCGGTGTATCGCCCGGTCTGCGTCGTGCACAGCGCGGACCACATCCGAATCGAAATCTTTCCCATGCCCTCACTGTACTAGGTTCCGAGTACCGACGCAAGCGGTTCACGGATAAACGGAAGAGCCGTACCCCCACCAGGACCGCCCGTCGCGGTAGGGGTACGGCTCTCACTTCCGAGCAAAGATCAGATACTAGTTACGGGAGTTCCAGTACGCGATGGCCTTAGCCGACTCCTCGTCGGTCGCCGGGTTCAGCACCCACGCAACGGGGGTGGGCGGCGTACCCACACCGTTGCGAGCCAACCAACGCTGAATCTCCTCCCAGCCCAGGAGGGCATCCTCGGTGTCGAACTGCTTCTTCGTCGCCTTCACCGGCACGAGGTGCAAGGTGCCCAAGATCGGCTTACCGTTCTCGACCGCCGTGGTCATCGCCTTCGCGACGCTGATCTGAGACCAGTACATCTCTGCGTACTTCGTCACGGTGCCGTCGTCGTTGAAGACCCAGGTGTCGACCTTCCAGCGGTCCTGAAGCTCGGTACTGTTGGGCTTCTGCACGCGGTCCATGCTCACCGGCTTCAAGACCAGGAGCTTACCGAGCAACTCTGGCACCTTCGGCCACGCACCCTGAGTGGGCTGGCCGAACGGATCGGCGTCCGGTACCGACGGGGCCTTCGGCTCCACCGTGTCCGTCGCACTGCCGAACGGGTCTTTCGCTTCCTTCGCCATACTGTCTGTGTCCTCTCTCGGGACTGCTAGACGCGATGCACTAAACCGGTCTCCCGACAGGGGCGAGCATCCCCCACCGAGAGACCAGGCGCCCGATGCCGCGGGCTTGACGCTGGCTCGCTTAACGAGGCGAGACGACGTCCGTGGTCCCGGGAGGAATCGAACCTCCGTCAACCCGTGTGCCCTCGGGGCTCTGCCACTGAGCTACGGGACCGTATGGAGTTGTGTGGTGAGCGCGCAGGAACGGCTAGTGGCCGTGCAGCCATGTCGTGACCGCCCTTGCCCCTGAAGCAAATCATAAAAAGTGGGGTTTAACACGCTCGCTACCCCGGGAGGATTCGAACCTCCGGTTACCGTCTGCCCCTGGTCCTGGGCCACGTCCTAGCGGACGTACGGGGTACACCGCGCTCCCTCGGATCGAACCCGGCACGCACCAAGTGATCCGTCAGGGCGACTTCGAACAAAGACTAGACTCGGAACTCACCGTTCAGGACACCCTCACGGAACGCGTCCCACTCGTCGGTGGTGAAGCGGACGGAGCCCAGCCCTGGGGCCTTCGAGTTGCGGACCTCGACCTCGCTGCCGTCAAGGCGAACCTCCACGCACATGTCACTGTACGGTCCGGACTTCGTGGACTTGACCCACTGCGTAGTGAGCTTGCTCAAGGCGACTCCCTCTCGTTGGTGGACACGCCCGGCCGATCGGTCTCTCACTGAAAGGCTGACCGGGTCACCGGCCGGGCGTGCGTACCCATTTATGTCGTGAGGTGCGGTAGACAGAGACCCTGCCCATCCTAGGTCTTATGCGACGCCTCTATGCGTTACCCAATACCTCACGCGATCGGGCAAGGACTCGAACCTTGGAGACGCTACAGACTATGTCCGCCGCATCGCTACCTGACGACCGTTTGCGCTGGCCGTCTCCCGATCAACCATCCCGACCCGAGTAGGAGGGTCGCGTCCTTTCGCCACACCCTCCCAAGCCTTGTCGACGTCCGCGTCCCGCTTGCATTACGACCAGAACCCTACTCGCTCCCTAGTAGGTTGGCAACACCCTCCGTCAATGCCTTCTGAACGCCCAACGCCATCCGCTCCAACTCGGGTGTCCAGAGCCCAGCCGGCTCAGCCTCTGCCCACACCGCGCGAAGATCAGCGACGCTGGTCGCAGAGCGCACGCGGTCCACGTACGCGAGGTCGAGCGGGTCACACGCCGTCGGCAACCGCTCCTCCGACCGGCGCCACGCCCTGGCGGACTCACATAGCTCCGCAGCCCGCCAGCCCAGTTCCACCGGGACGCGGTAGAAGGTGGTCTCAGCAGTACCGACCAGGGCATGGGCCACCAGGGCGTCTGTCTGGCTCACGGCAGGCATGGGCACCCACGCGTCCCGCGCGTTGTCCCACCAGTGGGAGGCGTGCGCGTAACACGCAAGTTGGATCGTGATCTCGCACCACGTCTTCCAGATGTTGCGCGCAGTCTTCAGGTCCTCTACGTGGTTACCCCACAGCGGCGAGTGCGCGACCCGATCGATGCGACCCACCAACTGGAACCGCGGGACATACACCACCGCCTCAATCAACGCGGGATCGATCGTGATCTGATGATCACGCAAGGCTTGGGCGTACGCCGCCGCGTCCGCGAGGTACCCCTCCGGACCGTGGATCGGCTGACCGCGGTCCACCGCCTCTGTGAAGTTGTGCAGCGCCGTGCCGCGGTGTGCGCCGTCACTCGCGCCGGCAGCCTCGCGAGCGCGCTCCGCGATGGCCTGGATAGCCTTGTCGTCCTCCCATGGCGTCGAGCAGGCAAGGGCGTACAGGCTCTCTCGAGCCGTGAGACCCTTCACCACGTTGCGCTGCTCCCACAAGTGCAGCGCCGCCATGTCAGAGATGGTCTTCGCGTACGTCGACACCCGCGAGCACTGCGCCCGCTGCCCCGTCTCCGGATCGACGATCGAGTACCGGTGGTTGCCGTTGACGTACGGCGCGTTGCCGGACGGGCGAGCAGGTGGCCGGCCGAACGGGTCATCAGCGCTCACGGTCATGCGTCTACCCCCCAGTGCCGCAACGCGAGCTTGCGGGTGAGCTGCTCGACCAGGCCACGCGCGAGGCCGGACTGGTCGAGCTGGGTCACGAACAGGAGCACCTCGTCTGCCACCTCGTCCGTGCTGGCCGGGTAGGACTCGGGACAGGGGCCGCCGTTCGAGACGTCCCGCACTCGGGTCGCCTCTGCCAAGCCAGCACGGACCTGTGTGATCCGGTCACCACCGGGCAGGACGGGTGGGGGCGCGTACAGCAGTGGGTGGCCTTCCTCGTCGGTCGAGTGCACGGAGAACTCGAGCAGGTGCATCCGGTCACGGTGCTCGAGGTACACCTCGTCCTTCCACGCCTGGATGTCCCCCCACGAGGACGTGGTCAGCTTGGCCACCTCTGCGCCCGTCCGCCGATCCCCGATCCGAGCATGATGCATCGGGCTCATGTCCCCACCTTCTCTACTACTAACGCGCACCCCACCGCATCCCAACCGGTCACCCGGTAGATCACGTCCTCGCCTTGCGGGTCTACGCCAACGTTGATGTGACTACGTGTGATGAATAGCCGATCCGGGTCAGATGCCTGGGTCACGTTGAGACTAACGAGACTCCGTTGAGGCGCTTGCACAACCGTTATTCGATGAGTCGTAAGGATGATCGGGTCACTCGTTGATCCGCTGATCGGGCTCATGGTCAATCCCCTCCCTTCGCGAAGTGCGCCACGATGGGGTCAACGCGGCGGGTTGCCTGCATGACGTCGATAAGGTCCGCGATCGGGCCCATCTTGCGCGCGTCCGCAGGGACAGTGATCCCGAGTTGGCGAGCAAGCGTGCGGATCTTGTCCGTGGGGGGCGAGTTCCGCCAACCAGCCTTCCGGTCCTTGCGGATCGACAGCGGCGGAGTCATCTCATCGACAAGGTCTTCACCCCACGCGAACGCCATGCTTAGCGGCAGCGCACAGTGCTCCGTACGCTCACCGCGCTTGCCGTTGACGTCGTCTCGATAGTCCTGGGTGCACCAGTAGAGATCCCACGTCCCGGGGGTGACGTCGGGGCCGACGGCCGGCGAGATGAACACGTACACCGAGCCCCTACCGGCGCCGGCGGGCACGAAGTACGCGCCGGCGGCCGTGCGCTGCCAGACCAGCCGCGAGGTCGCAGACAGCGGGTCAAAGTCGACCACCTCGACCGGACCACGGTGCACCAGCCTGCCAACGTCCTCGCCGGCCTCGCGCTCCTGGAGCCCCAACTCGTCCTCGAGGTCGATCAAGGAGACGTCGTCGCGGTACTCGATCACCTGCTCGCTGAGGTCGACCAGCGACGCCAGCCCGTGCACGTTGGAGGCGCCCACCGCGTCCAGGATGAGGCAATCCTGGCCGTCATACTCGAGCGTGTCGTCCGGGCGGACACCACGACCAACGCACTGGGTGTAGAGCACCTTCGAGCGGGTGGGCCGCGCCATCACGATGCAGGACACGCGCGGCGCGTCGAAACCCTCCGTCAACAGCGTCGGGTTGCAGACCACCGTGGTCGTGCCGTCCATCAGGCGGGCGACCACGGCGGCGCGCTCCGTCTCCGGCGTGAGGTACGACAACGACTCCGCCTTGATACCCACCTCAGCGAAAGCCTCCGCGAACGCCTCCGCAGAGGCGATGGTCGGCGCGAAGAGGATCCCGGAGCGCAGACGACCAGGGCGCATCGGGTCTTGCGCGTGCTCGAGATACGCCTTCGCCACGATCTCCGGCGCCAACGACTTCTCCAGGGCGGCGCCAAGCGACCCGCGCTCGAAGTCACCACCGGAGCGCTTCACGTCCTTGAGGTCAAGGTCCGGGATCTCGATGCGCTTCCCGCGCGGCGGGATGAGGTACCGGTGACGCACCCCCCAGGAGATGTCCTTCTGGTCGGAGACCTTCTGCCACACCTCAGAGAGTTTCTGGTTGTCACCGCGCGCCAGCGTCGCCGTGAAGCCTGCCACCAGCGGAGCGTTCGCCGCGCACGTGGGGGTCGGGCAGTGCGTCGGCGCTCCCGGATCGGAGCCCTGGTCGGCTGCGACCGCCTCGCGCGCCTGCGTGCACTCGTCGCACCAGGACGCGTAGGCACCGTAGTGCGTGAGGATGTTGCGGTACGTCGGGGCGATGGACCGATGGCACTCGTCGATCACGATCAACCCGACGTTGCGGATCATCTTGCGCCGCCGCTCCGTGCGCAAGGACTGCACGCTCACCACGATCACCCGACGCAACACCTCGTTGCGGGTACCCTTCACGATCCCGTACGGGAGGCTGGGGGCCAGCCAGCGGAGTTTCTTCACGGTCTGACCGATCAGCTCATCGGTGTGCACCAGGACGATTGCGCGCTTCCCCGGGTTCTCCTCAAGGAAGCGCGCAATCACGTGAACCAGTACGACCGTCTTCCCCAGGCCGGTCGCGTGTACCACGGCGCAACGACGCAAGCCAGCGGCCCAGTCAGCGAAGAGGTTGTCCTCTGCGTTGCGTTGGTACTCACGCGGGACCAGGAGCGCCGTGGTCACGACATCGCTGCCTTCGCGACCACCAGGACGACGCGCTGGACCGCCTCGAGCCGGACGGCCGCGTCCTCCACTGCGATACAGAGCGCTGAGTCGTGGTCCGGGTGGTCCTCCGCGGCGTCGTGCACGATCTCTGCGGTATCCGCTGCGATCCTCGCCTCATCCAGGAGCGTCACCAGCGTGTCCGTGAGCCACATGGGAGCGCCGGCAGGGTCGCCACCGCCAGCGATGAAGCGCTTACCGCCGTCGCCGATAGCATTGACGACCTCACGGACCACATCGAGGTAAACGAACGCCGCGTGACTCGCCAGGCACAGCGACTGGTCGTGCTCCTGGGTCATGTCGTGCATAGTGACCAGGATGTCGCGCTGCTCTATCGCCTCATCCACCACTGAGGTCAAGGCATCAACCAACCAGTGCCCCATCACCACACCCGACCCGTCTTACGCACCTTGTCAACGTCCAGGGCCGGCGGGGGGAGGACACCGTCAACGTTGGTGACCTCGTCCTCGGTGTCCGCGATCACGGTCTGAGCGGTCTCGACCCGAATCAGGTGGTATGGACAATCGCCATGCGAACTACGCTGGAACGAGGTCTGCGCCTCGCTTATAGTCCTGAACATCCCCCAGTTAAACCACGCACCACTCGTCGCACTGAGATACACGACCAGGTACTCCGTGCTCGCCGGAGGGGGGACGTACGGGCTGGGCTCGAAAGACATGACTACTCACTCTCTACGGTTGCGCCGTACGGGAAGTACACGGATGTGGCGTTGCCGTAGGAGTCGAGGCCGATCTCAAGGCCGAACATTTTGATCGTGTCGACCGCGACCCTGCTCCCCGTGACCGCAACGGCGTTGACCTCCGCGGAGAGCAACCCCGCGACGTGCTCCGTGATCACGTCAATCTTCTTGTGAGACGACTTCGGCAGGGTCGCCTCAAGGAACTCCTTGAACGCCTCGAGCGCATCCTTATCGGTCATGGCCCAACCGTACTAGGCACCTATTAGGTTGTCAACGCTGAGGGAGCCAGCAACCCGGATAAGGCCCAGATGTCATGCGCCAGAACAGGTCAGCCATGTGCGCGGACCTCGAGGCGCCGACCCGCTCGCACTTGACGTTGTAGCGGGTGGCACGGAAGAGCCGACGACGAACACGGGCCCTACTCATGTCTTGTCCTCCACGCTCAACGCGGAAAGGGCGGCCTGTCCATCGTGGGTGAGCACCCACCGCCGCCGGTGAGACACCGAGGCCGGCGGGCGAGGGAGGAGCGCGACCAGCCCGGCCAACTCCAATGTGCGCATGTCGGCAGTGACGAACGCCGACCCACGGCCGGGAGCGGGACGGGTCACGACAGAGACCGCGTGCCACGTGGCCTGCACGCGGTTATACGTGTTCTCCCTCGTGACCCTGCCGTCGCGGACAGCGCGAAGGATGTCGACCTGTCTCGAGGTCAACCCGGTGGATGCAGTCATGACCCAACCGTACTAGGAACCTGTTAGCCCGTCAACGGTGAACATAGACGCCAGGACCGCCATGACCAGGCCCATGTCCGCATCGTCCCGATCGGGTGGACGGGAGGCAGTCACCGCATCGCTGATCGACCGGTCAGACCACGCCATCGAGCCATTGAGCTCAAGCTGGAACGAGCGCACGGGACCACCGAGGTCGAGGACCGCGAGGACCACCCACGTCGTGCCGTCCGGCGCCTTCACCGCGTCGCCCGGCTGGATGCGGTCCCAGGTGGTCGGCCACCACTCCTGGTCGGTGCTCACGGGCTAGGGCTTCGGGGCCGGCGGGACGGCCAGGGAACCGAGGACGGTGCGGAGTGCCTCCGCCAACGTGGCCACGTCCACGGGTGACTGGCCAGCGAGGGCGAGGGATGCCAGCGTGCTGTTGAGTGCCTTGACCCCGTTCCCGAGGTCGGTAAGTACCTGGTTGGTCCTGCGCATCTCGTCCAGGGTCGCCCATGCGGCCTGGTTGGTACCCATGACCCAATCAGCGGCAGAGAACCTCGCACCCTTGCCGTTGTCCAGGATATCGGTCCAGTTCATCATGTCCCCTACGGTGAGTAGCTGAAGAAACTCGTTATACGGCATCCGTACAGCATTGAAGTCGACCAGGCCACCGCCGTACGGATGATTGTCCGCGTACTGCCACACCACCGGTGTCACGCCACCGTACGGAGCCCAGCCAGGACCGTCGTCGCGGTACGTCGCGTAGTTCGAGGACACGAGGTGTAGCCCGTTCGCCTCCAACGGTCGGAGGTCGGGACTGCCCATGTTGCCCTGCCAGTACCAGTGCGGGATGTACGCGAGGTTGACCCGACCACCGAGCAAACGGTACGCATCGGCGAACGCGTTGATGTTGTTCACGGTGAGCGGTCGGTTGTACCCGGTGTTGCCGGCCACGTCCTCAGCGTCGATCATTAGCGGGACGTCCGGCCCGACGTGGGAGAAGCAGAACTGGGCTTGCGCTGTCTCGGTACCGTAGTTGAGCCAGTGATACCCGATGAACGTGGCGCCGACGCGGGCCGCCTCCGCCTTATAGAAGGCGTACAGCGGGTCGACCACCGAGCGGGACAACGTCGCCCGAGCGCACACGACCAGGGTATTCGGCTCGAGCGTCACGTGCACGTAGGAGTCAAGGTCCGGATAGAAGAAGGTCACGGGACGGCCCCCTCGAGGTCATATGCCCAGGTCGAGCATAGTCCGGACAGCCTCGAGCATGGATGATGACCAGCCGGCCGTCCTTCGCGACCTTCTCCACCGCGCGACAGCAGATGCAGCGGATCACGTCGGCCACTCAGACCGACAGATGTCGCACAGCCCTGCGTAATTCGGGTTGTCGGCTAGCAACGGCGAGGGCAAGCCAACGTCCGGGTGGTCGATCATCATGCGGGTGTGCGCCAGCGTGTTGTCATGGCGGTACAGGTCACCGGAGACCCATGACCACACACGGTCAAACCGGTCAAGGATGTCCGGGTGATCCGCAGCATCCTGCTCCGCCATCACCTGACGCAACGCCACCCACTCATCCATGATCCGAGCAACTGGGTTGCTGGGTACTGTCTCCGGCTGCATCATGACTCCCCTCTCGCGTGTCGAAGACGTGGTGCTTTCGCGTGGCGCGGCGGGGAGCAACTCCATGCGCAACGTGCTCTCCGGCTGTGTCGCCGAGCTCACGCCGCGCGGCGTGCTCACGCGCGTGTCGGTGGAGATCGGCAAGGTCGGCCATGTCCAGGCTCAGTGTCGCCGCGCGTTCCATGCCGGCGAGGTAGGTCTGCTGATAGGTGATGCGGTAGCGGTCGGCAGCCGTGGGCCGCCGGAGCGCCAACAAGCGGGCAAGGTGCTCTCGCTCACTCTTGATGTGTCGCACCAGTGGGTGCGTACCCTCGGTCATGGGGCAAGCCTACCAGAAACCTAGTAGGTACTGCTACCGTACGTGGGATGACGGGACACTCAGTGAGGGGACATATAGATGGCACGTGAAGCGGTGTTCACGGAGCAGATCAGTACGAAGGTGTCGAGCACCGTGAAGCGTCGACTGCAGGCGCTCGATCAGGCATACCCACAGGTCAGCGAGTCCGACGCGATCCGGGACGCGATGGGCCACGGGCTGGACGCCATGGAGGCGTACTTCGCTGAGCACTATCAGGCGTACGTCCTCGAGCGCTCTCAGCGCAGCGGGGTTGACGCCCAGATCACGGTGTACGTGACGCCCGAGATGCGGGCAAGGGTCAACGCGATCGATGAGCGGTACCCGCGGCTCGCCGTGGCCGACGCCGTCCGGGTCGCCATCGACAGGGGCATCGAGGCGGCGGAGAGGGCGTACACCGTGCGCTACCCGGAGCGGGCGGATGGCTGGGCGGCACTGCTCGGCGAGGACGCTGGGTACGGGTCGCAGGTCTAGGCTCAAGACCCACAAGCAAACAGCCCCGGTAGGCGCCGGGGCTGTCCATTGATGCCGTACTCGGGAGTCAAATCCGTGACAGACCATAGCACGACCACCAACCCCGTCTATGCGGCAGCGCTGGGCTACATCGCGCGCGGATGGGCTGTGATCGCCGTACACGGCGTGCGGGATGGTCGGTGCACCTGCGGCCGGTCGCCGTGCGGACGTGACGACAGGAGCGCTGGCAAGCACCCGGTACAGACGGACTGGCAGCGCCGGCCACCCATGAGCAGGGCGGACGCCTACGCCACCTGGGTAGAGGAGGGCGCCGGCTGGAACATCGGGATCCGGACGGGACGGGTGGAGGGCGCGCGGGACTGGCTCTTCGTCCTGGACGTCGATCCCAAGAGCGGCGGGCATGAGTCGCTGCAGGGGCTGATCGCCGAGTGCGGACCGCTGCCGGACACATGGATGACCCGCACGGGCAGCGGCGGCGCACACCTCGGCTTCGCCATGCCGGACGGGATCGAGGTCCGCAACAACCAGCGCATGATCGCGCCGGGGATCGACATCCGCGGCACCGGTGGCTTCGTGGTCGCCCCCCCCAGCGTGAGCGGGATCGGCCCGTACGAGCAATTGATGTCCATCGACCCGGCGCAGCCGATGGACTGGCTCGTTGAGATGATCCGCTACCGACCAGTCGAGGTAGACACCACCGAGTGCGTGGAGGGCCTGCCCTCCTGGGACGACCTGGAGCCGTCGGAGCGCGCGCGGGTGCAGAAGTACGCGGAGGTCATCATCGCCCGCGAGGCACGCTCGTACGCCCTAGCGGAGCAGGGTACGGGCAACGCCACCCTGTACCGCGCGGCGTGCAAGGTGTTCGAGGTCGTCCAGTCACCGTGGAACACGCTCACCGCCGACCACGCCGTGGACCTGCTCGACCAGGCCCGGCGGCGCCGACTCGAGCAGGTCCACGGTGGGCAGGACCAGGAGGAGTTCCGCAAGACGGTGAACTCAGCGATGACCAGGGTGGTCGGCCGCGGGAGGCCGCTACCCGAGCGACCAGCGGATCGGCTGATCTTCGACCACCCTGGTCTCCCCCTCGCGATTGAGGCGCCGGACGCGGGGGGTGACGAAGGCGAGCAGGAGGAGGTCGGACCGGGCAGGCCGCTGACCCTCAAGGAGCAGATCCGCGCCGAGATGCTCGACCGGGACGCGCTCGAGCGCGTGCCACCACTGGAACCGCTCATCGAGGACGTCCTCAACCTCGGTACCGAGTGCTGGTTGATCGGCGCACCGGGGACGTTCAAGAGCTTCCTCGCGCTCGACTGGGCCGCCCACATCGCACTGGGCCGACCATGGCGCGGACACAGCGTGCTGCAGGGCAGGGTCATCTACATGGCCGCCGAGGGCGCTGAAGGTGTTCCCCAGCGGGTCCAAGCGTGGGAGATGACGTACGGGCAGCGGATGGCCGACGTGACAGTGCTACCGCAGCCCATCCAAGTCACCAACACTGACGCGTGGTCGGCGCTCATCGAGATATGCGCTGAGGACCGCCCCGTACTCATCGTGCTGGACACCCAGGCGCGCATCACGGTCGGGCTCGAGGAGAACAGCAACATGTCCATGGGCATCCTCATCGACGCCGTCCGGCGCCTGAAGGTGCGTACCGGCGCGTGTGTCCTGGTCCTGCACCACACCGGCCGCGATGGCGCGCACGCACGCGGGGCGTCTGCCCTGGACGGCGCGCAGGACACCGAGATACGGGTCGACCGGCCCGACAAGAAAGCGCGCGTGATCGAGGTCAGCGTGGATAAGCAAAAGAATAACGACGATAGCGCCGAACCGATCATTGTCGAGTTGCTCAAGTTAGAGGTGGGCATCCACCCGAGGACAGGCAAGCCCATCACGTCATTGGCACTGAAGCCGGATAGCCCATTCGCGCTTCCTCCGGTGAAGCGCAAGCCGTGGGTCGAGGGCCTGTCGTATAACCAGTCTGTCATCATCGACGTGTTGTGGGAGTTCGTTGACCCGGACGGGCAGACAGTGCCTGAGATCCGCGCACTGATCAAGGAGCGCGGGTCAGATATGTCGAAACAGTCGTTTTACTATGCGTTCAATGCACTTAAGGCGACTTCGCCCGATCCGATCGTGATGCACGGGCTCGCCGGGACGCAACGCTGGACGCTCGCCTCCAAGCTGGAGTGACGGCACGCGGTGTTCATGGGGCCATGATCCTTTTTGGACTATGGCCCCATGATCTTTTTTGGACTCGGGTCTCAAAGCATGATCTTTTTTGGACTCGGGAAGATCTTTTTTGGACTACTAGAGATCTTTTTTGGACTCGGGTCGAGTTTACGCAGGTCAGGGGTGGTCAAAAAAAGATCTTGGGGGGGGTATGACGTGATCGAGATCCATCGATGGATTGGGATCACTACTAGCGTTCTTTTTGATCTAGGGGATTGTGCCCTTGAGCTGCACGTATGCAAGATCAGATATACAGGTATGTCGATGGAGAAGACTTTTTTGATCCAAAACGACTACCGGTTTGGTGAGATGGTGTAGGATCATGAGTCGCAGGCGCTCATGATCCGACACCACTCCCACCGAGTACCGTGATCTTGGCAGTTAAGTCCAAGACTGTACGGACAGTGAGTGGTTGGCCACACCGTGAGTAGCCCGGTGGCCGGGTTGCTTGACAGGGTGAGGTCTCTTAGGACACCCTAGGGTCATGACCGACACCAACCCCCCAACCACTGATCACGACCTCATCGCGACTCGCAAGCTGTTAGACACCCGCCGGTTCCTGATCGGTGCGACCAACCCGAGCAAGGCGCCTATCCTCGGGCCTGCCCTCGTCGCTATCCGTGCGGTATTGCTGGGTGGCCGATGGCGCACTCATGAGGAGGTTGTCGGTGCGGCATTGCGCGCTTCCCCCGATATCGCTGTCAGCACCATTCAATCCAAGCTATGGGAACTGGTCAGGGCTGGACTGATCGAGCGCTGTGGTGAGTACGTCGTTCGACATGGCGCCGCGCAGGCGTCAGATAGTCGGCGGTATCGGGTCGTGGACTGGCCGGAATCGCTATGACCCGATCCCTATCGGACTCACCGTCAACAGCGTCGCTGGTCGCGATAACGCGTCGGTACAGCGTCGAGGAGGCGCAACGCGCTGGCTGGACGCTCACGATCGATGGTGATGGGCTCAGCCCTGGCGACATCGTCCTGGTCCCAAGCGCCGGAGCGCTCCGACGAGGGATCATCACGAACCTTGCCCGGGCGTACGCCTCAGTCGCGTTCATTACCGAGTCTGCGATCCGCACGGCTGGGCAGGTACGCACGTTCGGCGTGCCGGAGACGCTGATCGGGTCGTTGACGGTCGTCCAGCCTCGGCGGACCTCGGTGAAGGTGCCGTTCGACCAGGTATGGACCTGGGGCGGACTGGGACACTACGTCCAGGACACTGGTCCCACCCCTGTCGGCGCTGTCCTGCTCCGCACCGTCGTGACGGGGTCAGCGATGCCTAAGGGCTCCCAGAAGGTCATCACCGCCCGCGGCCGGAAGCCGGTGATGAAGCCGGACAACCCCGAGTCCGCATGGTGGCAACGGCACGTAGCGATCACGGTGCAGCAAGACGCACGGTGCCCAGGCCCGGGTTGGCCAACCCTGCTACCTGTTCAGGTGTCGTGCGTCTTCCTGCTCGGGCGTGCGTTCTCCTGTGAGGACGAGGAGCCGACCGGCCACGACATCGGCGACGTCGACAAGCTGTGCCGCAACGTGGGTGACGCCCTCGAGATGGCCGGCCTGATCAAGGACGACAAGCAGGTCATCACCTGGGACGGGTCGTACAAGGCATGGGCGCCCGGGGGCGTCGATCCGTGCATGTTGCTCACCGTCAGCGAGTACCGATGAACGAGGACGGTATCCAGCGGGCGTCGATGCCCTCGGACATCCGGGCGCGCAGGTCGGGGGAGGCCCATCAACTGACTCTCCACGCCCCGCCGCCTCATCCGGCGCCCGAGGTCGCTGCCACCACCGATATCCCGATCCCGCTCCCGATGGGCGTACGGCGGTTCAAGGTCAACGCGGAGCGGACCGGTTGGACCGTGGTCCCGTGGTACTTCCGAGGCACGTGGATGTACGCCAAGGGCAAGCCGGGTGTGGTGACGGACGTCCTCGCCCTCCGGATGGCCCGTGCGCCCGCTCAGCGTGCCGTAGCGGTATGGGCAGCGCCGGTAGTACCCGGAAGGCACTCAGAGTGGGCGTTCGACCTGTCGTATACCTGGGATGACAAGTCCCCACCGTTGCGCGTCCCGCTCATGCAGTCTCGCAAGGATCCCGACGTAGTCAACCTCATGGCGATCATCAAGATGGTGGGTGCATCGTGAAGCGCGACCCGGACATCCCGCAACTCCTCCCGATCCCGCATGACCGGGGACTCGACAAGGTCACCACCGATGAGGCCACACCCGACCCGGCCACCGACCGGCAGCGGGCATGGGTCACGGCTGGGGCCTTCCTCGGCATGGTCATCCTCAGCACGTTGGCGCATCTCGCCTACCTGGCCTGGTCCCGATGACCGGCCCTATCCTCGCGGACATGGCCCAGTCCCCGCTGCCACGTGGTGCACGGCGCACCGTGCGTACCGGGTCACCATGCACTGCCATCGGTGGCATGACTGAGAACACCGGTGGTCCGGGCCGGCTGGTCGTTCACCAGTACGGGGTACACCGCTGCAATCGGGATGAGCAGCACCTGGGGGAGCACACCTGTGGCGTATGCGGGGCAGGGTTCCTACGCATGACCACCATCCCGGTATCGGGGGTAC